GCTCATCACTAAGGTCATCGATGTTACCCTCTTCAAGTATATACTCAGAGGCTTCGTCGAGAAAATCGTAATTAACAGCTTCCGCTACTTTTTTTTTATCAAAAGAACGGTCGTCTTCTTTCTTGGCCTTTCCTGTAGCTTTAGAAATTGCTTTGCGTCTTTTGTGAAGATACTCGTCAGAATCATCAGTATCACCGTCATTATCGATATCTTTATCTTTACGGTCTTTAAATGACTTTGTTACAGCTTTTCTATTTACTGGATCAAGCCCTTCTTTCATACCCGCAACAAGAGATGAAATAGCCTTATGAACTTCCTTTGTATCAGGTAATCCTAGTGCCTTTGTAATCTTCTTAGGGTCTTTAACGCCTTTACTAACTAATGCATGAAGGTCTTTCATCTTACCTTCGCTCATTCCTTTGATTTTGTACTCAACGCCTTTTGCATTCTTCGGGTCTTGCTCTGGGTCATCTTTTTTTGTAATTGGATGATCCTTTACCATCTTCTCAGTTGACTTCTCTCCTGGTCTGACTTCGGCTTCTTTTGCCATTACCTTCTTAGCTGCCTCGGCGATGTCTAATATTTCTTTATCTAATTTGTTGAACATAATTTTTTACTCCTTAAAACATGCTGAGGTTTCCGCCCCACATTATCATTGCTACACTACCCGTGATTAATGCGGTTAGTGCAATCCAAAATATCTTATTAATTACTTTAAGTTCTCTTTGACAAAGAGCAGCGATGTCTTCTACTTTTCGCAATCTATCTTCAATATCTGATATTTTGCGATGAAGGTCGACTGTTAATGATTCAAGCCCTGATATTTTTTCTTCAGCTCTAGCAATTGATACTATTGCTTCAGACATTTTATCAATTTTGTCTTCAATTCGGTCTAATCTATCTGCGTTTGTCATAGTTCCCATAAGTAATATTCTATCTATTTATACGATCAACCAAATTCATGTCCGGCAACTCTTTTGAGTTGCTTTTTGAATTCAGCAAAATCTGGTTTTGATTTATAAAGTTTAATTGAAATGTTTGGTCGATCTTTTCCTTTAATGCGCCACTTATATCCTTTTTCTTTATGTTCAGGTTTTGTGGTAGCAACGACTCGTCTTTTAAATTGAGCTTCGAATGATTCAGGTGGTCCTTTACCTTCTGAGACTGTGAATCCTAACTTGGGTACATTGTTATACCTTTCAAGTTCTTGTCCACCTGGTGTTTGAATTGATACTCCTCCTTTAATCTTTACAATTTTAAGAGAGCTCGCCTTAGCACCATATTCTTTCTTCAACTCCTTTTTGAGTTGGTTCATATTCATATACTTAACCGCTTCTTCAAGATCATCATTTTCAACAAACACTACTTTTTTCTTACCTGATTTATTATCAGTATATGTTAAGTGATTTCTCTTTTTAACATCCATTGAAGTATCCCATTCACCATCTTTAAGTTTTTTGATAACTTTATTATACTTCATTCGTGCTTCAGTAACTGATTCAGGTACGCAATTGGGAACCATCTTATCTCCCTTTTTCTTCATACCCACCTTTTTAAATCCGTCCCAACAACCATCAGCTTCTGAGATTGCCTTCATACCATTTAGCTTACGAAGAATGTTTAATTGTTTGATAAGACCTTTTTGTTTTGGAGAACCCGGTATAGCTTTCATTGCCTGACCTGTCAACTTATGCATAGCAGCTTTATCTTTATCGCCTCTATCATGTTCGTTAAATTGACTAAATGTTTTCATATTATCCTCGTGCTTTAGCGGCCAAATCTTTGTCTGCTCCACCCCAAGTTCCTTTACCTTTTGTAGCAAAAGAATTAACTCGAGCGTGACCCCATTGGTCTGGTGTTGTTCCTGGTCTATGTCCCGTCTTCCATGCAGCTTTACCACGATTAAATACTTGTTTTAATATACCAAAAGGAATGCCTGTTTTCTCAGCTTTCTTTTTTAAAGATACGTCTGCATCCTCTGAAATAAATTGTTCGAAGTTAATATTCATATCTCTATTTATATTATTCTAGTGTCCAGGTATTGGCGTTTGGTACATAACCTCTAATTTTGTTTAATATAGTATCACCCATATCTGATAAAGATGAGGCCGGTTTTCCTGAGCGTTTAACATAAAAATAATCAGCGTCTTTAACAAAGGCTCCACCCTTTTTACTTGTTTTAATATTACTATCAACATTAATCTTATTGAACGCAAATACTATATCGCCATCCATATACTTCTTGAGGCCTTTACCCATTTTTACGATATCTAACATTGTTTGCGATGCGCCTCTATGAGTATTGACAAGAATTTCAACAGGAACTACTCGTCCTCGCTTAGGATCAAGGTTTTGAACTTTAGCCACTTCGATATCATTAACCACCCATACGATATGTGTATTCTTTTTATCATAGCCAGCATTCTGAACCATTCGGGTTATACTATCAAGTTTAAATAAATCTTTTAAAGTTACATCAAATATAACATTTGGTTTATCTTTTGGGTCTTTAAATATTACGTCTGAGAAAAATGCTGCTACTCTTTTATTAGGAAGATTCAATTCTCCAGCTACGATTTCGTGAACCTTTGAGACATCTTTTCCTTTGGTTAAATCCATCTTACTCAAATCAATTCCTAACTCTTTCTGAACTTTAGTTTTTAACTTAGGAGCTCTTAGAGCAAGAGATTTTAAATCATCAACATCAAACTGTTTACCTTCAAGGCCAACTAGATTTTTAAGAATAAAACCTTTTCCAGAGCCGGCTCCTCCAGCAAGTATTACTACATGGCCTGATTTAGGATATGCCTTCTTAGCAAAAGTAATTAGCTTTTCGTCTATTTGGCCAGGTGTCACGTCAGTCGCGTGTTTCTTTCTTTCGTCAGTCCCTAATTCTTGAGATTCACCAAACATCTGTTTAAATTTCTTTGTATGTTTAGACGGTTTTGTGTCAGCTCCTTTATCGCCTGGCGCGGGTTTATACGCTGACTTATCGTCATCATCTTTCTTAGCGCCTTTCTTAAAGTGAGCGTCTCTTTTATCTTTAGTGGACTTTGACATCTCATCACCATCAGCATCTTTTGCAAAATACTTTGCCGGCTGAGTACCTTTTTTGTCTTTTACATCTTTATCTTGTTTAACCTCTAATAGGTCTTTAATCCAATATTTGTTACTAAGACAATCTTCAACATATGTTGACTTTCTTTCATTTATATTAAATCGTGTTCCAGTTCGAAGACATACAACCTCATCACCTATATTAAATATTTCTTTAGCTATATACCTTTCTCGTAATGCGGAATGTTCTCCAAGGTCAATGTGCTTTCTAAAATTAACCATTTCTTTTAGTCCCATTCTTTTACGAATAAGATTAAAGACTCCTACTTTGTCTCCAAATGATTTTGGTAATCCATTACTAAATGATTCAAGGTCTCCACCTTTCGCTGCAGCTCGCATTTTTGAAGCAGACATACCAGATACATCATCAGCATCTGGGTCTCTATCACCAGCAGAAACAGTATTAATACTACTAAATTCATAGAATCCATGTCGAGCCTTTTTCCCGTTATATTGTCCCATTAATCTTTTGAATTCTGGTACTCTATCAGAGCCAACAACCATAGTTACTTCTCTAAACCCCTGATCATATAAATCTACGAGAATATTGAAAACGTTAATTACTTTTTTGTTAAAGATAATGTTTCGTCCATACTTAGGAAACATTTTTCTCATTAACTGAACTTTTTCTTTATACTTAAGCGGGTTTCTTTCTGGGTCACTGGATTGTGATACATAAATTCTATAGTTATTTCCCTTTGATACAGATATAACTTTTTTAATAAGTTTCTCGTGGCCAACCGTAGGCGGGTTAAATCTTCCAAAGGTGAAGACGACTGATTCATCTTTAGCTTCAGTATAAGTTTTAAAGGATTTAATGTCTGGTCTATTCATTAGTTGTCTACCTTTGCTCCCGCTCTCCATTGATAGCAAGACCAATACTTAGCTTTCCATTTTGGTCCAGGGTTATCACATCCGTGTCTTGCTCTAAAATTACTTCTGCGCTCAGGGTCATCTCTTTTGATGCTCATCTTGGGGTCGCCGAATCTAACAACTACTACATTGCCTTCACTATTTTTTACGTATACTTTAAATTTCTTATTTTTGTTTTCTGAAGTTCGAATAGGATTATTTAGCTCAACCTTTTTACCTTGATATGTAGCCTCTTCGATTGTATGATCATATAGCATGTCACAACAAAAATCGTGAAAATTAAATGAGTCTTTTCTTAGTTTGCTATCTCCACCTGTTTTCTTTCTCATATTTGCCAATCTTTGTTTTTCAGAAGCGCGAATTTTTGGAAGAAGTCTTTTTGCAATCTTTATAATAGCGCCTTTTTTCTTTTGAAGTTTAAGTTCGAGTCTTTCTCTATCTGCAAAAGATAGTTTACTCATATCTTTACCTTTAATAAATTTTTTGGCTAGTTTATTTCGAGCTGCTTTTCTTGCTCTTTTTAGAAGCTTCTCAGGACTAGCTCTTTTCTTCATAGAGATTCTTCGTTTGATCGCAATGCGCTTAGCCATACGCCGCATTCTTTGTCCAACCTTAATTCGCTGTTGACGATTCAACACCTCATCTAATTGTTCTTCTGTCATCTCTTTAAACGATATCATTTTTCCCAGCCTTTGATTACATCACTTGAAAAGTTATTCATTGAAAATTCTAATCTGTCTACTAATTTAACTGCTCCACCTTTACTTTTATCAATAGCGACAAAACCTTCTGACCCAGTTACCTTAAATCCATTTTTGGTTCGGACAAAAGTGTCAATTTGTTTTACTCTATCTAGTTTATTTATAATAATTAACTTAGCTGAAACAATTGCATTCATTAAGTCAAACATTAGAATTAGATTCTTTTTATTAGATGGTGAGAAGAATTTTAATAGTTCTTTTTTCTTAGCATCAATATTAGCTTTTCCTTTAGCGCTTGAACGTTTATCTTTTTCTTTAGCAAACTTATCATCAAAATACTTTAACATATTTGAAACATGTTTAGCAGGATTTGTGATTCTTTCACCCTTTCGAACAAGAGTATTATTAAATGTTTCGATTCTACCAGCCAATTCTGTATTCTTTTCTAGCTCTCTTAATGTAGTTCCTTGAATCTTTTGAAATATTTTTCCTGCTCTTGACAATGCCTCGGTTACTTCTTTCGTATCTTTATCGGAGAATGTTGCAGTACCAGACATATCTCGATACTCTGCATCTTGATACCATACAGATTTCTTTTGCTTTAGGCTACTTAGATTGACTCCAAAGCTAGCTTTCATAGATTCAAAGTCTTTGCCGGAATACGTAGTATGCCAGACTACTCCAAGGTTAGCTTTTGATATAGTCTTACCCAATTCAGATTTAACTGGAACCGCATAAACAATAGTGTTGGGCTGAAATGTAAAGTATGATTCTCCATCAATCGATTCTTTAGAAACATCACCTTTAGTAAACATTATATCACCTTGAATTACCCCTTTGATTCCAAGGTCTTTTAATTCATTGAATGCAATTGATAGTTTATCTGCAAGATCGCCAGACGTATCAGCCCTAACATCAGACTCTGATTTATAAACTTTAGGGTTCTTATTAAAAATTCCTTTCTTAGCAACAAAGAATTTTCCATCACTTGGATCAATCCCAGCAAAAACTGCAGGAGCACCATCCCATTTAACAGTGACATTTGTAGATGTTTTAGAACTTCCAGCTAACATATCTCTTAAAGAGCGAAGAGCAAAGATTGCCTCTCGAGCTCCTTTTACACCAGCATATATTACACGATCCTCAATGTGAGTCATGTGTACGTTTTTACCAGACTTAGTAGCCTCTAAAATGTCTACATATTGTTCAAATGAATTCACGGTTTTAATACTACCTTTGCTTGTTTGAGATTACCTTGTGGACCGGCTGAGTTTTTCAGATACTTTAATAGTGCCTGAACAGCTTTTTTAAATAAACCTTTAAAGGTAAATTCTCCATCGTCCAAATACATTGATCCACGATTCTTAACGGGGACTTTAAAATCAAATTTCCAATTGCCTGTACCCTTTGGCCGCTGACCACCATGTTTAGCTGACCATTTTAAATAATCAACATCAAATGGTATAGAACCAAAAAGTTCTTTTAGCTCCCTGTCTTCGCTCATTGCGTGTTCTTTAAAACTTTTCATATCTTCCTTTTTATTAAGTTGACCAAACTTTATAATCTTGCCATCTTTAATTAAATATTTTGAAAATTTTATGTCAGAGTTTTTCTTAGCAACCTGGTCTAATATTCTAACATTTTCTTTGTGGTCATCATAAATTCTTATTTCATCAATACCTTTACCTTTATTATATCTCTTTATATACTTTTCAATAATGTACATCTTTCTTTGTGGTATTGGTCCATACTTAAGGTTTCCTGCCAGCTCAAAACGAACTCTTTTATCGTTTACTTTAATCCCCTGTTTACGAAATGCATCTTTGAACTCTGAATTGTCGTCCATATTAGAACGTGCTGTTAGAAAGACAATCATATCACCAGCAGCAAATTGTTTCTTGAGTTCTTTTAGAGTTCCTTTGATAACCTTCGATGATGCTTTAAAAAATTTAGCATCTTGAAATTCAGAAAAATCGTACTCTTCGCCATCTCCCAATACATGACTATTGAATTCGTCATTAGGAAGTTTTTCAATGACTTTACCTGTACTGGTATCACGCACAATCACATGCGCAAAGGAATGAAACACAGTTTCATCTATATCAAAAAATGATAGTTTTATTCCCATATATTCAGAGTTCCCATTAAAATCGTTATCTCTATTTATATAGTTTTTGTTTTCAGATGTTCTAACCACTCATTATATAATGTTTTTTCTATTCTTGAAGCCTCTTTCTCCCAAGGTAAATCTGTATATGAGACTCTCTTTATATTGATAAACTGACTTTTCCAACGAGTTTTCGTCGGACTTCCATCGTCATGGTCATAGATATCTTGCATCTCGCCTCGAGCCCATTGTTTCACATGAACCATCTCGTGAGCTAGAGTTTGAATCATCCAGTCATCATCATGTGAATCAAGATTGACCGTGAACTCTCGTGAACAACGGTTTGTATCTTCCCAAATACAATCACCACTACTGGCAGTTTTACTCTCATAATGAGGACTTAGATGAATATCAATCTGCAAAGTCTTCATTCGAGGCATTAGTATATCTTTGAAGAAATATGCAGCTTCAGCGACAAGTTGTCGCTTTCTTTCGGTCGACCCACTAATTTCTAAAACCATTAAGATACTTCTGTCTGTTTTACTACTTCGAAATGTTCATCTTCATCCATTAGCCATCGTGACCAATTGACTTTCATCGAACTGATAATTTTCCCGTTGGGAACTGAATTTTCAGATGGCTTTTCTACATGAAATGTATCACCGTGATTATGGATTCTTTGTTGACCCAGTTTTGTTTTAGCTTTTAGCTGTATTATTTTTACCATATACTAATATATTACACGATAAATGGTACAATGTAAAGATAAAAATAAGCCAAAATGCATAAAAAACCGAGACAATATGTCTCGGCTCTAGTTTACACCGTAAAGCCCGAGAAATCTTTACTTTGAGATGATTGATTAGACGTCGGTTCGTTTGTCAGTGTCTGAGCGGAATCGTCGACGTCATATAATCTCATTTTTGGACGATCAATTCCGAGAACGAATCTTTTGTTTTGGGTCAAATCATTATATCGATTTTTCAGTTGTTTAACCATTATCTGATTCATACCTTCAAGTTGCTCTGTTGATATTAGAGCTAACATAAGGTCAGCTGTGGCTGGCAATCCAAACGATTCTGCAGTGTCTGTCAATTCCACGTCAGTATTTGCGAATCCAGTTCGAGTAACCTGAGTTGCCGACCACACTGGTACCTTAAATTCTCCGGCCAATCCTCTAAGTTCTTCTGCTATAGCTTTAATTAAAGAATACGTATTCACTGAGCCACCCAGTCCTTTGATTCTAGATGATGCACAAATATTAATATAATCAATAAAAATCATATCCGGCTCAAAGCTCTTTTTTAATTTAAGTTCATTTAATAAAGACCTAAAGTGACCAACGTGAGCTGTAGATGTTGGGTATTCTTTAATAATTAGCTTCCCATTTGTTTTGGCTTTAATCTTGCCAACCTTTGTATCAAATAGTTGCTTTGGTAAACTTTCAATCTGATCAATAGGGACATCCATAAGATTAGCATCGATTCTTTCAGCAATTCTTTCTTCTGCCATTTCTAAAGTAATGTACAAAACATTTCTTCCTTGAGATAATGCAGCAGATGCCAAATGACACATTGCTAATGATTTACCAACTCCAGTTCCAGCGAGGATAATATTAAGAGTTTTGTTAGTAACTCCACCTTTAGTAATCGTATTCATTAACTCAAGGTCAAACGGAATGCGTTCTTCCTTTTCGTGGTAAAAGTCAAATCTACCTTCTGCGTTTTCGATATAGTCGTGACCTACATTTTTATCAAATGAGATCGATAGAGCTTTAGTTAATATTTCTGGTATTGCTCCTTCTCCGAGGTGTTTATCTTTTCCATCTATAATACCAATCGATTGCATAATTGCTAAATACACGGCTCTGTCTTTACACCACTTTTCAGTAGTCTGTAACAACCATGTCATATCAACCTCGACTGGATTGTCGAGTTCTTGAATCAATTTAACTACATCATTTGTTTCTGGTCTATTTGCGTATTGAGAAGATTGAAGCTCAATATCTAAAACCGAAGATGTCGGAAGTTTATTGAATTTTCCAATAAATTGTAAGAATAAGTCATATACTGGTTTATGCTCTTTTTCGAAGTATTCTTGTTTTAAGTGAGGTAATGCTTTTCGGCAATAATCCTCATTTTGTACCAGTGTCTTTAGTATTATCGTCTGTATGTTTTCCTGCATCTTTTGCTTTTGCGCTTTCTTGAATTAAATCTGCTAATATATCTCCAATATAATGTTGGAACTCTGTAGACTCTTCTAAAATTTCTTCTAAGGTGTCTGGCTTTTCTTCCAACTTCCAATTAAAATTTATAGGTAAAGAACCATCTTCAGTTGGCTCTTTGATTTGTACTTTGCCATAAGTAAAGATTACATCTGTGTATTTTCCTTTAAGAAGTTTAACTGAATAAAATTGAGAATCTTCTTTAAATACTAGTTTGTAATCTTCATCTTCTTTATTCAGAATCGTTGTCATTACTTAATATCGAACCAGTTGCGATCTTATATCTTTTAATTAACCAATCACTAAAATCGGTCTTTTCAATAATGTCTGCAAAAAATGCGTCATCACATTGCTTTTGTCGTACATTGCCACTTAGCTCTTCGCCTGTTGTAGGATTGTTAGCTACATACCAACCGACTTTAGGCTTTAATACATATCCGCCTTCAAGAGCCGCATCAAGCAGACCAGAAGATTTGTTGATACCACCTTCCCAAGTTACATTGATAGGAATCTTTGATTTCTCTTTTACAAAGCGAGACTTTTCTACATTAATAACAAAATCATATCCTGTTACTTCAGTACCGGTCTTTTCTTGTCTACGACCAATAATCCAAATATTATCTGCCGAGTAATAGATTCCCGTACCGCCGGAAACAATCTGTTTAGGGAACAGGCCAATCTCTTGGTAAGTATGATTTACAGCCAATAATGGAATATCTCTTAATGTTAACATTGGAGTTATCATACGAAATAATCCTTTAAGAGCTTTAGCTCTAGACATATCTGCTACACTCTTTGCGTTCAGCGCGTCATCAAGTTCTTTCTTAGATGCAATATTGCCAACTGAATCGATAATAACTACCACCTTATCTTTTCTTTCAATTTGTTCTAGCTGATTGACAATATCAAACTTCAGTTCTTCAATGTTAGTAACTGGAGTGTGTAGAACTCTGGACGTGTCAATATCAAAGCTTTCGAAATAAGATTGCGGTGAACCAAACTCTGAATCATAGAACAATAAGACAGAATCTTTATGCTTCTTTAAATATGCTGATGCCATCAACAATGCAAAGGATGTTTTGAAATGTTTACTTGGACCGGCCAAGACTGTAAGACCTGATGATAATCCACCATCAAGTGAACCAGATAGCGCGACATTAATCATGCCAACTGGTGTGGAAACAAACTCTTTTTCATCAAAGAGCTTTGATTCGGATAGAATCGATACGCCTTTTACCTTTGACGTTTTTTGTAATTTTTCTAATAGGCTCATAGTTACTCTTTCTCTTTTTTTATACTACTCATTATATAATATACTGACGTGGATGTCAATTAATAAAACTGTCTAAACTTGCAGTAGCTTCAGCAAATTCACGACTTCTGTTTAAATTGTTTTGTCGAACAAACTCAGAATGAATAACATCAAGTTTACCATCAAGATAATCTTTAACACTCTGTGCCATATCTGTAGCAGTTGTTACGGGAACATTCTGACAAATCATATTTAAATTTTTCAATCCGCCCTGTAACTCAAAGTCACTTGGCATCTTCATAATAGATAGGGCTTCACGTATTGTAATATACCTATCTTCGTCGGGGTGTGCTAATTGTTTAGCAAAGTGACCAACGAATGCTGATGTGTGGCCTTTACCTAGTTCAACGCATCGCCTCATTATATTACCACCACCTTTTAATTTGTGATACATTCTCATTGCAGAAGCTGCTGGTTTTTCTAATCCCTTTTCAGCAAACCATTCTGATGCTTGTTTAAATCCATTTACACCACGATTGTCTTCTACCCAATTAATAGGATTTGTTGACTTCTTAAGTTTCTTATAAAATTCTTGGTGAGTAATTCCACCTTCCATTTCTTCAAGTACATATCGATACCAAGGGTCTTCACTTGGCTTTGTTTTATTGACGACTTCATTCATAGGGTCATCATCTGAAACAAATGCGTTGCGTATACATTCTTCAATAGGTTCTTTTTCTCTACTAAAGTAAGGAAGCTGCGGACAATGTTTATCATTCCAAAAGAAGTAAAACGATCGATTACGTACTTGACCTAGTCCGTGAAGAGTTGATTTTGTCTTATAAACAGTAAATGTATATCCAAACTTTTCTCCAATACGACGTAGCTTTTCTACTACGGGTTTACCCATATTTCCATAAAGACCAGGAGCATTCTCACCCCATAGTACCTTCGGACGTAGTTCTTTAAGAACGTGTGTGGATGATTCTAACATCCAGTCATTTGCCGCATTATCTGCAGAGGCTGAAGTATTCAACATTGAAAGACCAGCACAAGGGCAAACTGAATTGACAACATCAACGTGTTTAACGTATTGCATGTTTTGATTATCTTCGTCTAGTAGATAATATGGAACGGTGTTATCATAATAATTTAATAGTTGAGAATCATTTGCTTTAAATCCACTATAGGATAAAATGTATTCTGGCTTTTTACCAAATGCATTTTGCATTGCGATTGTTTCACCACCAATAAGTGGTATGATTGAGGCATATGTATAATCTTTAGGCATTGGTCACTCTTTCTCTTAATTCACTTGTGGAAAAGGAATGTCTGCGTTTATTATAATGAATATTACAAAGTCCTTTTCCAGTGTGCTCTTTGTCTTTATATTCTTCACCAACAATTCTAATGTCGGGGTTTATTGTTAAAATCATATCGATCAAATCTTGTTCACTTTCAAATGGTATTACTTCGTCAACATATTGACAAGAAGAAACTTGAATGTATCGTTCGAACACCGATTGAACTGGTCTATTTTTTGAATCTGGTCTATCTTTTGTCGGGTCTACTAACAATCCAACTACAAGATAATCACAAAGTGACTTAGCTTCTTTTAGCATAACTATATGACCCGAATGAAATAAATCAAAGGTAGATGCGGTTAGTCCTACTTTTCGTTTTTCACTTTCTCGCATAATTCCTTTATTAAATTTAAAATTTTCAATTGCCAATCTTTATTGGCATAGGGGTACATTCTGCAAAGATTTGCGATTGCGTGTACCTGTATTGTCTTTATATTTATGCCTTGATAAAGATGATTTTTTACAAGGTTTCTTTCAATAACTCGAGGGTTTATAATTTCTCTTTTAAGAGCGTATGACGCATAGTACTTTGAAAAGTCAATAACCCAAGAAGAATATAAACCAGGTTCTTGAATAGGGTCAATAAAGTAAACTTCATCGCCATAGCTATCACTCATAATATTTTCAAATGAGGCATCGCCATGACCAAATGTATATGGAGTATTTGGATATTCTTTTCTCATACGCTTATCAAGAAAATCATCTAACTCTTTGTTATCTATTCTGCCTTTACATCTTTCCATATAGTCTCTATAAAGAGCAACTTGCATTTTTGGTTCTTGATAACCTTCAAGCGGTACTCGACCATCAAACTTCATAATTTTTTGTAAGATAGCATCAATACTACCATAATAGTCTGAACCATACGGGTGAAGTCTTTCCATTCTAATTGTATTACCAATTACGGAACGAATCTTTGGTACTTTAAATCCTCGGTCTTCTGCTGCTTCATACCATTCAATTACTTTACCTGGATATTCGTTGTGAACTTTTACCACATCGCCTGATGCATTATCAATATAAACTCTGTCACCACTCCAGCCCTCAAGCTCTTCTTGTCCAAAAGACTTTACAAAATCATCTGGTGTTATACCTTTGTCATCAATGTAATAGAGTCCTAGCTTTTTCTGAAAACACAATGAAGTATATTTTACTAAATTGTTATCTAACCAGTCTTCAATTTGTGGTCGGTATGTTTTTTCTGCCTCTTCTCGATTTTTGCATGAGAGTGTACCTCGTGCAGTTACTATATGAATATCCCACCCTTTATTATAAAGGTTGTTTAGTTTATCAATCAAAGGTCGATTGGGTAATGCATTATACCAATCACGCTTTTTAGTAAACGCAATCGTATCATCAAAATCTACCACTAATGTTTCTTCCCATTTAGCCATATTGTTTCATTATCTCTCTAAGTGTTGTCATTGCTATTCCATTTAATCTTGTACCATCATAATACGACAATTTTAACATATTGTCAAGAAGATTCTTTTTATGCATATATTCTGTATGGTCATTTTCTAATAGTTCAATTTTATCGTGGAGGTCTTTTGAGTCTTTAATTCTAAAAAAGTCGTCAACATTTAAGTGGTCTTCTGAATCATAGTCTGGGTGAAGAAACGGAATAATTCCATAATGTGCCATTTCCCAAAACTTAGCGGTTGCCCAACCTTTTTTGATTGGAATACAAAAAGTATATTTAACTCTTTCCAACATTGATTGAAGCTCATTAAATTTTTTAGGTCCTTTAAAGCGAGGGTCTTCATTTATTCTTTTTGCTTTAAAGTTCCACTTACCATAAATGTCTACATCTTGAACGTGGTCAAGAACATAGTGTTTTAAATCTTTATATCGTGATGGGTTACCTTCATTACAAACAACCATCATTTTAATATCTTTTTCAACTCGATCAAGAAAACGCATTATTCCTTGAGATTCTTGTTTACCGATGAGAAAGGTTGTTTCTACTTCAGAGTATATTGCTTCAATTTTAGTTACGACTTTTGTTGTATCTTTATAAGACTTTTGGTGTTTAAATTCTATAGTTTCATCATATTGACTTAATACAACCTTTGGCGGGTTAAATAAGTCATACATTGAGCCTGGCCATAATCTTGGGTCATTTAAAATAAATGCGTGTGGTATATTTGTTTTGTTTAAAAATTCCATGTATGGACCAGTGTATGTGTTATGACAACATAGTGGTTTTGCTAATACACCTTCTGACTTATACGTCTTTCCGACAACATTGTGTTGGCCCGCAAATCCTACCATAAACAATCCGCAATCTATTTTAGGAAGGTTAGGCAAAATCTTCTCATTCATAAAAGTAATACGATGAGAACAGTTTTCTTTATATTTTGGATTGGCCGCATTCCATTGCGAGAAACCATCCATCAAATCATATACATTACCGTGTTTATTAATTTTAGCTCTGTGAGAAGGGTGAAGCCTGCAATAGTCAGATGCACCAACTATATAGAAGTTTTGTTTAGGGTTCTTATGAAACAAATTTTCATAAAACACTGGAGCGTCAATGTCTCCGCCATGAGCACCCCATTTCGTTGAGTCAAATAAAATTGACTTGCCTATTTTTCCTATTGCTATATTCATTGTAATAAACTTGCCACGTACGCCAACACAAATAGTAAACTAATAAGTATTGCGTATAAAAGCATTGATTGCCAAAAGTCTACATTTTTCCAAAAAGTCATTGATCCGTACGAGGCGGATTGTGTAATACTGCTTTTTATTCGTTTGTTTTGTTTATCAACCATCTGTCCTGGTTTACGTTCTCTAGTTTTCCAATTTGCCATATTCTCTTACTCTTATGCCATCTTTATTTATGTAGTCTTTTACTGGCACTCTTAGTTTTTTCTTACCACTTTTGACATCAGCTTCGAACTGAGCAGTTTTTTCTTCAAATATTTCTTTAATGCGTTCTTTAATGCTCATGTACTTCTGACCCGTGGTTTTTATCTCTTAAGTTATAATGGTCTTCGGCCATGTATTGATTTTGCTGATAACTATTACCAGAATAGTTTTCTTCATAATTTAATCCTGGCCATGACATCAAATATTCTGTTACGTCTATGTTTGTCATTTCCATAAACTTTTTAGCATGGTTACAACCGGCTTTCCATGTACCACCTTCAAGTTCAATGTTAGGCATTACAACTCTGGATACTCCAGTTTGAACCAGTCCTTTCCAGCAATCTTCACATGTAGGTAATCCCCAAATATAAATGGTAGAACCTTTTAACTTAACTCCATGTTCAACAGCATTATAGATCATATTCATTTCGCCATGAACCATAAGCTTGAGTTTTCGCTCTCTGTCATTCAACCTATTTTCGGTATCATTAATACCTTTAGGAAATCCATTATAGCCAGTGGCAATAATTTTTTTATCCATAACAGCAATAGACCCAACCTGTGTCGAGGGGTCTTTAGACCAAGAAGCAACTTCTCTAGCCATTCTTATAAATCTAATATCCCACTTATCCATCAAAATTAAACTCTGGTTGTTCTTCTAATTCTTTTCTTCGAGCTTCTTGTACTTCTTTTTGAATACTCTCGATTTGCTTTGTTATCTCTGCAGCAAAGCTATCTTCCCATTCTCTAATCAGATCAAAGTGTCTTTCATAAACATGAAGTGAACCAACATTCCAATAGATAGAACCAACCTCAATCGAAAGGTCATTTGCTAGCTTTTTACTAACATACTCCTGCCATGCATAATCATTGTTGAATCCAAAGATAACATCATTAGACCTCATATAAACTGATGTTACTAATTTATTATCTCTAATAAAATATTGAACATTATTTGTACAAATGAAATCGCTCATACCAGAAACAAATGCATCTGTGTGCATGCTTGGTCGAGTGTAAATCATATTAGCTCTACGAGACTCAGGGTTACTTTTGAGTTCTTTAAGAACATTATCATATTGAGAATAGTTGTTTTCACCAAATACAAGGTAGCCATAATTAGAATTAATTTGGCCATTGTCACTTGATACTGATTCCCATATAGGAGGTGTTTTACCTGGTATGTCTTTTACATATAAAGATTGACTTTCATACCATTCGAGTTCTCGAGCAACATATTCATCATTTCGTTTACCGAAAATAGTTGGCTCTGTTACTTCAAAACCTGCGTTAATTACCTCAAGAGTTTTTACACCAGTTTTGTCCGTAACAAACTCTTCGTTATTGAGTCTGTATACAAACTCATCTCTCATATCGTCATTATTCTGATACATTTTTTATTTCTCTGTTTAAAAAATCTTTTGAACCATCTTGTCCATCAATGCCATTACGACAATAAGCTGCAATAAAAGAACTATAATTAATTAGGTCTTTTGCCGAGTCTTCAATAGACTCAAAATTTTGTTTATAATTAGGGTCTGACTCCATAGCTTCAATAACTGAATACATGCGGAGGACTTTTGCGTAGACAATATCTAATATTGTAAGAACTCCACGAGGATAATAATCCGCCTGTTTGATTCTTGATTTATCATTTTGATAATCGTTTGATTTTTTAATTTGTAGTTCGGCACATTCTTTTAGTACCTTTAATGATTCTTTATCCATAATATATACTATACACTATCTTTCTCTGTTTGTAAATAATAAAATTCTAATATAAAAAATAAACAACATAATGCATGAGCCATGTGATGTAGACCTGTTTCGGGGTCGTGAGTTTCACCTCTGAGCCATGCCCACATATGTCTACTTGCTGCAGCAAAGTATCTATTATTTATGTCATCTAGTTTCTTCCAATTATGGCGGTCATATTTCTTAGCACCAATTGTAAGAACCTTAGCTACATCATCTAAAGCATTAGGTGGAATCAAAGAATAGTCTGGTTTATCGTCATCAAATTTGATGCCACCGTTTTTAGATTTCTTTTTAGCTACCTTAGCCTGTTCTTTCCATTCTTTTTCTAACGGTTTCATAATATATACTATACTCTATTTAATTCAAAATGTCAATAAAAAAATGGTACTCCGAGCAGGACTTGAACCTGCGACCAATGGTTTAGAAAACCATTGCTCTATCCAGCTGAGCTATCGGAGCATAAAATTTGGATTCCTGCTTCTCTATATGCTTTATCAGAATC